TTGCTTATTTGGACAACGGCCACTTTAGTATCCTCTATATTCTATAGAGTATTTATCTACTTAGGGCGTAGTATTCTTCTACCTTGTTAAGCCAAGCGTCCTGCCATTTATTAAAATCTGCCGGTTCTAATGTAAACTGTTGATATTGAAAGTCTCTTGAACACATGAAGATAACACCCTTGCGGATGTCTGTGCCATAGACTTCATTATGTGCTAATATATAGGCCATTAGCTGTAGATAGTAATCTTCTACCCATTCTGCCTTCTTAGGTTTATTAGTCTGCTTATGATCGCATACTGCTGGCTCGCCTTCGTGTACACCTATCAAGTCTGTGGTACCTGAATACAGTCCAGGAAAGTATAAGCTCTGTTCCATAGCCCACACTTCCGTCATTTTAGCAAGACCGTTTTCAATAATAACATCAGCCATTTTGTTAGCCTGTATGTGTACAGGATTGTTACCAGGCTGACGCTGTTCGCCTACAAGGAAACGCTCAAGGTTGGCATGCATGGCTGTACCAACCCCTGCGGCTTCTGTAGTAATCTGTCGTGCTTTATCTTCACCTACACGTTTCTTCCATTCGTTTAAGTGCGTCATATCTTTGGTAGCACTAAGGATGGTAGTCACACTTGGAAGGCTTTCACCGTCGGGTGTTTGATAAACACGTTTCCGTGTCACAGGATCGTTAATTTGAACGCAGTTCTTATATTGAAAACGTTCAATAAACGGTGGAGGTTGTAATATATCAGTCATAGCGTATATATTACACTCTTTTTAAATGTTTGTCAAATCTGAGGGGTTGTTTGTGCTTGAGCCAATTGTCCAGCGGCTGCTGTGGCTGCTGTTTGGTCTACTTGATCCTGACTGGTTTTGCCGGACTGCTGTGGACTCTGTTCTTGATCATCAGGAGCTCCGGGAACTTTTAATGTGATACCGTCGGCATTAAAATCTTTTACTAATGCTTGTAGTGCTGGGGTGGTATCAAACATAGACTTGAATGTTTCGTAATCGGCAGCAAATTCAAATCCGTTTGATCGAGCAATCTTGCCAAGACCGCCCCAATTTAATGTGACTGGTGCTTTCTTCGATGCAGCCCGTCCAATATAATTCCTAAGAATCATAATAAACTTGTCAACACCTGCATCTTGTTGATCAGCGAATTCAAAAAATCTCATCGTATTTGTGCCAATTGTTTTTGCATATCTTGTAGAGCTTTCTGACCTGCTACAATTTCTTCTTGTTTTTGTTTAATCTGATCCATTAGGTTTTTCTTTTGATCAGCCATTTGTTTAGCTGCCATTGCCTGTGCTTTGGCTGCTGCGTTTGGATCTTGTGCAGGAGCAGCGCCTGGGGCAGCCCCTGGTGCTGGAGCAACGCCCGGAGCTGCAGGGGCAGCACCAAGCATAGGAGCTTCCAATTCATTAAGTTTAGTAAGCTCTGCTTCTGTTACAAAATTATGTAAACGCATTAACCTGCCAATACTTTTAACAAACGGTTTTCAAAGTTAATTGATTCACGCTTCTCACGGCCTGCATCATTCATACCACCTGCTGCTGGCTCAGCTGCTGCGAATTCGTCTTCTGGTGCTGCGCCAAGATCATCAAGGCCACCTTCTGGATTCATTGCATCTGGTTCTGCTGGACCTTCAAGGTCTCCGCCTTCTGCACCTGGTTCGCCACCGAGCATTTCTGCAGACTGTTCTTCGCCTGTTAGCGCACGAACACCTGTTGATAATGTTTCACGTGTCTGTTTTAGGTTTTCAAGAGCCTGTTGGATTGTTGGAGCAACTGCACTGATAAATGCTTTTGCTTTTTCTTGTCCCATCTCGTCACGGATAGAATCACCTAATGTAAGGAGTGTATCATTCTCCATACCTGAAAGTTCTTCAATCCAACGACCTACTCTGTCAACCATTGTTTTTGCTGTGACAATCGCAGACGCTTGCTGGATTTCACCTTCTCTTAGATTACTCATATCATCTCCTGTATTTTTTGATTCTGTTTCCATTGATTCTTTCATATTGTGTTCGATCCATTGCATGACGTCCCATAGATCGTTTACCAATTGATTTGGTCTAACTGGCTCACCTTGTCCAAGTTCGGCCATCTTAGATTGTTTTCTAAGATCTGCTAAAAGATTAACAGCGTCTTTGGCATTGTTAATATATGCTTCGGTTGTATTCATATCTTCGTTTTTATCTTTGTTGTGTTGCTTCCATGCTGTTGCATAGGCAATTGAACGTTCTTTATCTGTTAACTTACCATCATTAGCATATCCTTTCTTGATATGCTTGACCATACGCTCGCCTTTGGCAGTAGGAGGTGCGCTTTCTGGAAAGTCACCGTAGTCTTCATCACTGCCATGACCTGCTGATGCTAATGCATAGCTGTCATCGGTATCGTCATAACCATTTGGATCTTCACGATCACCGTCGTACCCTGATCCATAGTCTGCAAACTCGTCTTGAATACGATCCATTAGCATTTGTTCAATACGTTCGAAATCGTCTTTTGGATGTAGGCCAGTTTCAGCTGTAATATCGTCAATCTGATCATGTAGATATTTGCCAATAGGACCATCATCGCTTAATAAATCATATAGCTTATCGTAATCTTCTTCGTTGGCAATTTTGCCTAATTCAGCAGCAAGTTCATCCATACCACCTTCTTCTACTGTTGCTTGATTTGGGTCAGCAACGAATTCTTGACGTTCTGCAATTTCGCTATTGATAGCATCTAACATCCATTGTGCTTGATGATATGCATCGTTTTCAAGGTTTTCATTGAAGCCTGATTCTGAGCGAACTTGACTAAGTTGTGTACGTAGTTTGTTGCGAGCATCTTCCAGCTTTGGCAGATCAAACGCTTCGAGGTTTAATTTTTTACCAAATGCTTTTTCCAAAGATTCGTTGATCTTATCAGCTGCTCTGTTGCTTTTAAAAAGGTCTGTTGTTCTCATAGTTTTAAGGGGTCCAGATTGTATCGTATATTTATTCAGAATGCGGCCAAAGTTTCTGTATGCTTCTTAGCAGTTAGGGTACGGTCTCGGCTTTCGCAATACCTCGCCCACAGCATATCTGCACGTTCATAGTCAAGATTATTAAGGGCTTTTTGATACTGAGCTCGTAATAACTGACTGTCAGTAAACCAACGTCCATATTCCTGATCAGCTTTATATATTTGATCTGCTAATGGGATAGAGCCGCGTCTGGCTAAGATATTAGCAACACGTATGGCTGCACAGTTTAAACTCATCTCTCGGTATACAAAGTTTCCATGTTGTTTAAGATGCTTTACATAGCCCTCGCTGACAATCAATACATCGCCCACAAGGATACCATCATCAACCTTAACGGGTAGAATTGGTGTTTTTTGTATTGCAGATCGTATGGTCTGCTCAAGACGTTTTGAAATATCAGTCATAAAAAAAGGACCTATGGCCTTTATTTAAGTGCGTATATTTTATAGCCCCAGGAACTTGAGTATGTGTGGAAATTGAACTGAGTTTAACCAACCTGTTCCTGCAGCGAATGCTAACCCAATCATAGCATACATAGTCCATTTGCTCTTAACTTTTTCTAATTCGTCTATGCGTGAACCCAATTTATTATGTGTTGCTACATCTTCTGCATGTAGACGATCTGCGTGTTCAAAAAACTTCTGACTGTTAACACGATATTCTTCTTGCATTTCGCAGAGTTTAGCATCCAGCCTGTCACCTGTGCGATCTAAACAGTCGTGCATTTCTTTGACGTCTGCTTTGAGGTCAACCAGTTTTTCGTTGATATTTTCAACCTGCGTTTCTAATACGCTTACACGTTCTGGTAAAAGCACCAACTGTGCTTGGATTTCTTTAGTTGCGGCCATTATGGCGTATGTTCCTTGTATGTTAAGTCAAGTGCTCGCTCCGAGCCATGTGCCTAAGTTAGAAATGCCTAATGTGTTTGCCTTTGTAGTATGTATTTATATTCAGTCAGCGATTTCGAAAACATACGTGTTTATGTTGTCACCTCTGGTCTTGAATATTGCAGGATTCAAGTCTGCTGTATTATTTAGCTGGTCAATGATAGGAACACCATTTAGGTCGTCCAGCAATAGACCCACCGGATCACTATCATCTTTGTAGAATACACGTTCACGTTCAGTGGTAAATCTCCATACCCAGTGATTAGCCTTGCCTTTAAATGGATCAGGTAGTGTACCTGTGTTCATCTTTGGATCACTGCTCCAGTCGAGGTTTGAGCGCATGCCGATAGCCTGTACCAAACTGTTGAAGTTGGCCTGCTGTCCCTGTTTGAGTTTGTTGATCTCAGATCTGTTGGGATTTGATCTTGTGATATCAACTAAAGTTATGATTTCGTATCGTGCCATAATGTGCTACTATTTACACAAATAAAATCAAGCCAACAAAAAAGGACCCGAAGGTCCTTAGTTGCTTCCCATCCCTGAGAATTAAGATACTACGATGTTTGTACCATCAGTAGCTGCTGCGCCGCTGAAGTCATATCCGTTAACTGTACCTAAAGCAATGATACGAGCTTGGATTGAAGCTGCTGTAACAGCGTGACCGTCAACGATCAAATGGATAACACCACTTGTACTAACTGATTGGAACATCAAAGGTTGTACTTCACGGAAAACTGCTTCGATAGCACCACCAATACCACCTTGAGAAGCTAATGTAGCACCACAGTCAACTGTGATTGCTTTTAACTGTGCAACGCTGAATAGTGTACCGTGTGTATGACCTGCGTTTGTTGCGCCTGCAACTGGGTTTACTCTTGTTTGACTTGCCATGATATTTTCTCCTTAATCAATGATCCCGCTCCGGGACCGGCATAGTATTTATATTTTGGAAGAAAAATCAGGGGTTTTGAGCTTTAATCTGCTCGAAATGGAGTCCAGCGATCACGTGGAACCAGCTTAACGCTGTTTTTACCACTAACATAACCTTCACCACCAGGTTTACCAGCAGTATGCGCTGTGATGTCACCTTCTGCTTGATCAAGCTCTCGAATGATCTCGTCCTTGGCTTTCATGATTTCACGCACCAAATGGAACATGTTTTCAAGTACGCCAGGATTACTGTCATTTAGTGCTGCAATTTTCTGTTGCTTAGGTACAGACACTTTGCTGGTGGTTAGCCAGGCCATAAATGTTTCAGTATCGATTTTATCTAATGCTTTGGCCTTACTCTGCTGATTAACAAATGTGTAAATGATGTTTTGGAAGTCTGCAAAACCAGCAGTAGGTGCTAACAGTTTATCAATTGAGGCTGCACTTTGATTAGCTAACTTTTCAATAACACCAATGTTGTCAGCGTTTACAGCAGGTTGATGGCTGACATAAGTCTGCCCAAATACCACGAGGTCAGCTGTTAGATTAAACTGTTTAACATCGCTGATATCCTGCCCATCTTTATCACCAAAGGCATCAAGCTGTTTATGTGCGGCTACCGCTATCTTAGCCTTGCCAATTCTACGACCAATATTACTCTGTGCTTTAACTTCGTAGGTTGTTTGATTAGGAGTGAATGCTATTTTGCCATCTGCGCCCTGTTTAGGTTTGCCAGGGTGGAATAGTATATCTCCGTAGACATAGCCACGGAAGTCTTTAGGAGTTGCTGATTCAAATGTAGACCACAGGCTGGCCATATCATTGGCAAACTTCTCACGCCAATCTTCGCCCTTGCCACGACTCATGATAAACTGTTTGAGTTCTTCTGGGCTGTTAGAAGCACCTTCTTCACGACCCCAGTTGTTCTTGCCTACCATACGGAACTGACCGTTAGGTTCACGTCCCCAATAGACTGTAGGGTTGCCGTCCCATTTAACAGCAACGTCTCGAGCATTCTGTGCAAGACCTTTAAGGATTCCAACAGCACGTTGAGCACCCTTAGGTTCTGTAAACACAAGATCCTCAAGGTGGTTGAACTCACGTCCTACCTTCTTAGGAGCTGGTGCTTCTGCTTCAGTTAAAAATTCAAATGCTCTCATTTAGCAGTTCCACTTCCTCAACGATTTATTAATACGTGAGTTTGGATCTCGCTTGGTCTTCGCACCTGTACGAGATTTTTTCATACCTTTCATACGAGCACAAAATGATTTACGTCTTTTAGCAGCCTTGCTGCCTTTCTTTAACTTACTTGGCTTAGTTGTAACTGCTGTTTGTAGTTTGCTACCAGGATTTTCTCTACGATAGCTGGCAACACCTTTTTTATTAAGTCCGCCATTTTTATTCTTGCCGGATTTCTTTTGCCATGCTGCGGCTTCTGATAAAATGTTTTCGTCTGTAAATGCATCATAGTTGTCTTCATGTATGTCCATAGACTCGAACATTTCTTCCAGACTGTCAAACAATAAGTTTAGTTCTTCTTCAGTATAAACATCTTCATTCTTAGGCTTCTTGTGATGCTTTTTCATGTTGATAGCAATAGCAGCCTGCTGTGCCGCGCCGCCTGCCTCCGCCACACCTTGATCTTGTATTCTTGGGTCTGTGGTCATTCGGCGGCCTTCATTGTCTAGCTTCTTAAACACTATTGATGCTACTCTATTGAAAACATTATCTGGATAACCGTATTTTTTAAAGTATCGTTCTAAAGCATTGTATATAGTGCTATCATGTGCCATACTGTTAAGTTTAACAATATTTGTAATAGTTAATATTTTATCAGAAATATCTTGAGCTAACTGATCTAAATCATCATAACTTTTCCAGGGTAGTCCGTGACCAATTGCTCCTTGATCTCTATTTCCTTGAGACATCACCTCCGCCACACCTTGCTCTATACTTTCATTAGGCACACAGTTATTGACTCTAACACCACCTTTAATCTTAGTGCCTTCCTTGTGCTTACCTTTCCAACACTTGGGATCAAGACGCTGTTTGACTGCTTCAGTTAATATTTCGTGTGCTCTCATCGTATCCTCGCCATCATTCTACGGAACCACTGAGGTGTTCCTGTCTGCGCACTTTCAAATGTAATTGCTTCAGGTAGTTTAACTCCCTGCTTGCCTAATGTTTCTCTTGCGGCAGAAATCAGTTCTTCATAGTTAGGCAGCTTTTCAATATAATCAATGATGCTGTTAACTGAACGAATATCTTTGGTTGTGGCTGTTAGGCCTAATAACTTTTTAGCAATAACATTCCAGTCATCGCCTTGTTCTAATGGTTCGTTAGTGTCTGCGTGTAGTAGTCCAAACTTAGGACTGTACTTTAATCCACGGGCACGAGCAATGCTGCTCAATACAATGTGACGATGCTCGCCCTTGTATTCTTTAGTACCACCAATCATTGAACCCTGTTGGAACTTAGGATTAGCTGAAAACATAAAGTCGGCCTGTACAAATCCCAGTTTCTCATCTCCACCGATTGGAGTTTTTAAGTGTACGTTATCGCCACTCATCTTAACACTGTCTTTGCCAAACTGTTGAACAAGATTGGCAACAAATTCTTTCTTATCTACTTCGTTAGCATCTACGCTCAGATCAAGGTCGCCGCTACTGTTTAGTTCAAACGTACCATCTGGATCTTCTTTACGGCCTGTAGTACCCAGCCATTTAATTGGCTTTTTATCATGTGGATCAAGTTCTTTGGTAAAGTCAAGCCCTGTGACCTTTTCAATCCAAGCAATAGTAGCTGGAACCTCACTGGTCCTAATACGCTGTGTTAGCGATTGTTTATCTGGGCCTTTGAAAACATTACCGCCCTCAAGTAATACATCATTCATTGTCTTTGGATTCCAATAATTTCTTGGCCTTACGGGCTTCTACAATCTTACGGATGCCACGTGTAAATTTAGCAGTGTCTTGGCCTTTGATAGCATTAATAAACCTACGTTCAAGCTCATCTGCTTGATCAGCATCGTAGTTCTTATGAATGCTTTCCAATAGGTTAATAGCAGAATTAATGATATTGGTGGCACGACTTTCATACATTTCGTCCTTGTTACGGACTTCTGCAATTTCATTTAATTCTTGTAATATTGATCTGGTCTTAAGTTTCATAGGCCTTTCCTAATGTAGTATTTAACCTCATTGTAACATTTGATATTATACACGGTTTTACTTCAGATGTAATCTATTGTTAATCATTTAACACTAAATACTCAGTAGAAACACTGAGTCTACACACACTTACAGAGGAAATTAAAATGAAATACATATCACACAGAATGCTGTCTATGTTGGAACGGTTATCCGAAATGTTCCCTAACAGCAGCTATCAAAGCCGCTTAGATCAATATCTAAGCACCAAAGGCATTACCGATGCCGCACAACTCGAAAATTATATACGCGAGTTTAACTACTCTCACAAGGAGACCTATCTATGAAAACTATTATGAACAGCATTTGGGGGTTTTTATGCGCTATGGGCGAAGCTAATTACGCTGCTCACTTAGCCCGTAACGGCAAATGGCGTGAAGCTCAAGATATTGCCAGAAAATAGCATAAATATTTGACAATATATTGCATTGGAGAAGCTATGACGCAGACAGTTAAGTACGAATTAACATGGGACGAGAATCAAACAGTAAATTTACCGAATGAATCTACGGTTATTACAGGAATGATTAAAGACTCTAAACTTTGCATCTGGGTCAAGGAAGATTCTTCTGCCGCTCGAACTGACAAGAATTTTAGATTTTTCGACGCTAAAGATGATGGGTATGCCGCTGGCCTGCATTACGTATGCACAGTAGCAATTCCAGAAGGATACGGAGGCGGTCAAGGCAGTTTATTCATGCAAAAATAACTTCGGTTAAATTTGTCAGAATAATTGTTGCTTTTTCTCTAAAAGAGATATATAATAATACTTAGACAGCAAGGTTGTTGTCTAAGAAACATACACACACAAAGGAAAAATTATGTTTAATCAAGCAATCGATGCCGTACAAAGCGGCAAGAAATCAATCGTCAATACTTTTGTAACTGACAAAGAAATCCAATCAAAATTGGTAACACTAATCGAAGCACAAACTAAGTTCTATCAAGGTTGGGTTGACACAACTCTATCACTTGCTGAAACTCTTGTTTCAAGTGCTAAAACAGCAGTTTACAAAGGAGCAAAATAATGTCTGATTT